CATCGCTCCGGCAAGCCCTACGAGGAGGTTACGAGCACATGGACGGAACGTGCGAACTTGAGCGACGCCTGATCGCCGAGCAGCCGGGGCTTGAGGTGAAGGCCGACGAGAACGGCCGCACCGTCATCCGCGGGTATGCGGCCGTCATAGAATCCGAATCGCAGGATTTGGGGGGCTTCGTGGAGATCATTGAGCGCGGCGCGTTCGATGAGGTCATGGCCTCCAATCCCGACGTGTTTGGCAAGTACAACCACGAGCGGGTGATCGGCCGGACTTCCAGCGGGACGATGCGGCTCATGGTCGATGAGCGTGGGCTGCGGTACGAGATCGACCCCCCCCGCGCTGCCGCCGACGTTGTCGAACTCATCGAAAGAGGCGATGTTCGCGGATCAAGCTTCGCGTTCCGCTCGAAGCCAGCGGACGAGTCGTGGCAGCGAGACGCCAACGGCCGGATGATCCGCCGGATCAAGAAGTTCTCCCGGCCCCGTCGATACGCCGGCGTACATGGCGACGGAGACTTACGTCAGCAAGCGAGCCCTGGAGATGGCCCAGGCCGAGGTGCGGGCCGCCGCAGACTCGCTTGAGGTCGGCGACTTCGTGTCGTGGGAGTTCTCCAACGGCAGGTCGCAGGGCAGGATCACCCGGATCGTCACTGACGGCCAGATCGAGGTGCCGGACTCGTCGTTCACGATCAACGGCACGGCCGACGACCCGGCCGTTCTGATTCGCATCTATGACGAAGAGGGCGAAACTGACCGCTTGGTCGGCCACCGAGCCACGACGCTGACCAAGATCGACCCGCTGCCGGAGTCGGATGAGGAGGACGACGCCGAGCGCGAACTCCCCGCGGCCGAAGAGGAGCGAGAGACAAAGATCGTAGTGAAAGTCTCCGCGGACACCACCGACTTCGTAGCAAAAATCGCCAGCCTCAAGTCTGCGATTCTCTCCACTCCCTTGCACGGCAAGTGAGCGGACTCTTAGACTACAGGTAGATACAAGCCTCACGACGGATTTCGTGAGGAACAGCACGAGCAGCGTGAGGATTCGCGTCTGCGGCGAGCTAGCGGGAACACCCGCCGGCCGCCGCGCTTGCGTTTTGGCCGGCTTCAAACAGGAGCAAGGCCAAGATGCCCTCGAACCTCAAGCGACTTCAGGACCGTGCCGCGGCGCTCGCCGCTCGGATGACCGAACTGGCCGACGTGGAGGAGCGTTCGGAAGAGCAAACCGCGGAACTCCGCAAGCTCTCCGACGAGGCCGACACGGTCAAGGCCGATCTGGAGTTCGAGGGTCGCCTGGCCGCCAAGGAGCAGGAACTCCGCGCGGTGGTCGAGAAGGCCGCTCCCGCCCCCGCCCCCGTCGTGGCCGAGGAGCCGAAGAAGGTCGAGATTCGGGCCATCCAGCCCCACTACACCTCGCTGCGGGCCTTCAACGACGGCCCCGACGCCGTCGAGAGCGCCTATCGGTGCGGCCGGTGGCTGCGGGCGACTGTCTTCAAGAACGCCGATGACATTCGGTGGTGCCGCGACCACGGCGTCGAGGCCCGTGCGATGAACGAGGGCAGCAACGCCGCCGGCGGCGCCCTGGTTCCCGAGGAGTTCGCCAACCGGGTGATTCGGCTCGTCGAGGAGTTCGGCACGTTCCCGCCCGCTGCGGAGAACGTGACGATGACCCGCGACACGCTCGTGATCCCCAAGCGGGCCACCGGCACCACGGCCTACTTCGTGGGCGAAGGCTCGGCGATCACCGAGAGCGAGCCGACCTACTCCAACGTGAGCCTGGTCGCGAAGAAGCTGGCCGTTTCCTGCCGGATGAGCACCGAGATCGTTGAGGACGCCCTGGTGTCGATCGCTGACGCTGTCGCGACTGAATTCGCAACTAGCCTCAGCTACAAAATCGACCTCTGCGGCTGGCTCGGGGACGGGACGCAGGGAACCTACGGTGGCATCAACGGTATCGTCAACAAGATCGACGACGGCGCGCACACTGCCAGCGTCCACGATGCCATCGCGGGCAACAGCGGCTTCGAGACGCTGGACATCGAGGACTTCCTCGGTGCGATGGGCAAGTTGCCGATCTACGCTCGGGCCGGCGCCGCTTGGTACGTCAGCCCGGCCGGCTTCGCCGCCTCGATCTCGCGGCTCAAGTACGCCGCTGGCGGCGCGACCGTCGAGAACCTCGGTTCGTCCGTCGGCGAGACGTTCCTTGGCTACCCGGTTCGCCTCGTGCATGTGATGAACAGCACGCTGGGTGCCGACGCCGGCGAGGTCAAGGTGCTCTTCGGCAACCTCGGCCTGTCGAGCATCTACGCCCGCCGGCGTGACTTCGCTACGACCAGGTCTACGCCGTCAACGACCAGCTTCTGCTCCAGGGCACGATGCGGTTCGACATCAACGGCCCCGTGATCGCCCTCAAGTCCAAGTCCTGACACTAAGGAGTTCATCCAAAGATGATCCACGCCCAGTTCGAGAAGTTCGCTGCCACGCTGCCGGCCGCCGCTGTTGGGGCCACGGCCACCAGCACCCTGACGATCGACCGCCTCGGCTACGATCACGTCAGCGTGTCGGCCATTCGGGCGAGTAACGCGGAAACGACGTTCGCCAGCGTCCTGAAGGTCGAGGAGTCGGACGTGTCCAACTCCGGCTTCACCGACGTGACGGCCCTGGTGGGCGACGGCAGCGGCGGGTTCACGATCCCGGCGGTGAGCGACACCGACGCGGCTGCGATCGTCCAGATGGACATCGACTGCCGGGCGCGGAAGCGTTACCTCAAGGTCAGCATGACCCCCGGCGCCTCGGCGACTCTGGGCATCGTGGCCGGCATGAGCCGTGCCGAGGTGGCCCCGACCAATGCGGCCGGCAAGGGCGTCATCGGCTGGGTTGTTGGCTGAGTCCCGTACACAGCGGGACGGCCAAGACGGCCGGCAAAGGCGCAAGGAGGCGCGCCCGCTCCCACAAGGAGCGTTCGTATGCTGGTTCGCGTCGGTGACTGCGAGGCCGAGGTCAAGGTGGCGGCTCTGATGAGTTGCCCCCGCCTCGGCTTCACAGACAACTTCTTCTGCGTCGCCCAGGCTTTGGCGCCGCATCGCATCTCCCCGATCAAATACACCGGGGCGTTCTGGGGTCAATGCCTCCAGAATTGCATGGAGGACGTGGTCGATAAGCACGACGTGATCCTCACGTTCGACTACGATACCGTCTTCACCGCCAAGACGGTCGAAGCCCTCCTGACGCTGATGATGTACTCCGGCGTCGATGCGATCGCCCCGCTCCAGACCAAGCGGGAGGCCAACACGGTCATGTTCGCGCTCCCCGGCATCAAGCCGGAGGACAAGACGGTCGTGGAGAACGACTGGTTCGAGAAGCCCGTGCAACTGGTCGAGACGGCGCATTTTGGGTGTACGTTCATCCGCACCGAAGCCCTCAAGAAGGTGCCGAAGCCCTGGTTTATCGCCGAGGCCAGCGAGCGCGGAGACTACCGCGGCGGCCATATCGACGAAGACATCCACTTCTGGAAGGCGTTCTACGGGGCCGGCAACAAGCTGGGCATCGCCACCCAGGTCAGCGTCGGCCACGCCGAACTGATGATCACCTGGCCCAGCCGCTCGAGCGACGGCGGCAAGATTCAGCAGCACGCCACCGACTTCTGGAACAGCGACCGCAACCCGCCCGAGGGTGCCTGGGGGTTCATCAAGTGAAGATTCGCATCGCCAAAGCGTTCAACGGCTACAAGGTCGGCCAGGTCTTCAACTGGGGCGACGGCATGGCCCGCGTGATGATCGCCCGCGGCATGGTCGTGCCGGCCGAGGAGCAGCCCGTCGAACGGGCCGTGGCCCCGACGGAGGACATCGAACGGGCCGTCGTCAACCCGCCCGTCAAGCGGAGGAAGGGCAAATGACCGTCACGATCGTCTACGGCTCGCCGCAGCACCCCGATTCGTCGATCACGCCGTATCGCAGCCTCGTGCGATCCACGCCGCCGGCCGCCGAGCCCGTCAGCCTCTCGGAGGCGAAGACGCAGGCCCGCGTCGATACCTCCGACGACGACGCCTACATTTCGAGCCTGATCACCTGCGCGAGAGAGTATCTGGAGGAGACTCTGGACATCTCAATGGTCACGCAGACCTGGCAGGCCCGCTATGACGTGTTCCCCCTCTGGGAGATCATCCTGCCGCGGCCCCCGATGGCGGCGGCGGCCGTGACGATCACCTACCGCGACGAGGGCGGCAACAACCAGACGCTCCTCTCGGCCAGCAATCACTTTCAGGTTGACGCCAATATCATCCCCGGCCGCGTCTACCCGCTCTACAACGGCGTCTGGCCGGCGGTTCGAGGCGACGAGAACAGCGTCACGGTGCAGTGGCAGGCCGGCTACGGGGCCAGCGTGCCTGGCATCTTGAAGCAGGCCATGCTCCTCCTCGTCTCGCATTGGTACGAAATGCGTCAGCCGGTTTTTGCCTCCTACTCCCAGGTGATCCCGGTGCCGCACACGTTCGAGACGCTGATGGCGGCCAGTGGCTGGGGGGGCTACCGATGAGCGTCGTGGCCCAGGTGCAGGCCGGCGTCTCGGCGCGGCGGCACACCCAGAGCGGCCTAGCGGCCTAGCGACGGCGACTGAGAACCACACCGTCCAGTTCGTCGTGGACGTGGGCGACTGCACCGAGGTCTGGAGCGACGAGCGGACATTCCTCGCCGGCCGAGATGACGTTGACCTGGCGGCGCTGGGTTTCTCGACGGTCAAACTTTTGTATATCCGCAACCTGTCGGACGAGCACCACATTGCCCTGACGGCGGGCCTCTTTGGGGGCCAGTTCTCCATCTTCCTGAACGATACGCAGGCGTGGAACTTCGCGCCGATGATCAACCTGGGCAGCCTGACGCTCCGCGGTTACCCGATCAGGGAGCAAGGGACGTTCCTCATGTCCTGTCCGAACAGCGACGGCTTCGGCACGACGGCCGGCGGGAGCATCCTCCGCGTCGGCGGGACGACGGGCCAGACTTACCAAATCTACGTTA